ACCTCAACGGATTGACCAACCCTCGGTAGAGCATGGCCACGAGTTGCAACGTCTTGGCCGTCGAATTGTGCACGGTCACGCGGTGCAACCAATGCGGCAGGATCAGGATCGGACGCACTGCGGGCACCGTCAACGGGAAGTGGTCGCTCCCCATGATCGACACGCGCGTAATGAACCGCGCCAACGTCACCTCATAATCGCAGAGGTGGTACGCCCCATGGCCCGTCGCATTGACGGTCACCGCGCCCGTCTCGATGTTGTGGTCGAAGTACCCATTGAGCCCCGGCGCGGGCACCGGCCGCACCTTGGTGAACGTGACGTTGGCGTTCTCCTTGGCAGTCAGGTCGAGATCCCAATTCCCCGACCCCGGCACCGCCGGTACGAAGACGTTCGCCCCTGCGCCCACCTGCACCTTGTTGTAGTTGCCTGCCCCCGGATGCGACACGCCCGCCGTCGCGGGCACGACGCTCGTGAAGTCGATCCAGTCGCCAAACACCGCCCCACTGTACTGAAGGTGGCCCCCGGCCAGGTAGCTGGTCAGGATGAATTGGAACTCCTTGACGTTGTCCTCGACGGTCGTCGACTCGAACGCCAGCGAGTCGGTGCCCACGACGCCGTTGGCCACATCGTCGGCCGCTCCCGTGAAGTTGGTCAGCGTCCCTAGCGGCCACATGTCAGGGGACACGTACAGCTTCCCATCCGCCGTGCGCACCTCGGTCACGGTGGGCCATGGCGCCCCGCTGTGCGCCGCGACGAGCCCCTCCAGCACCGCCTCGTCCCCCACCGATAGGTCCGCCTTGAACGTGATGTCGCACGCATCCCCGGACGTGCTGATGCCGTCCAGCGCGGTGACAATGGCGCTCTCCACGATCTCGATGGTGAGCCGGTCGGACGCCACCGCGTGATGGGGGAAATCCTCCTGAATCGAAAACACATAGATGGCCATCGGTCGTCCTCCTAGACTCGCGTCTCCATGGCAATGATGGAAAGCCCCTCGGGGGGCGCCGACGGGCGACACCGCAACGTGCCCTCCCCCGCCGCCCCAATGCACCACCGCACGTCCACGGTATGCGCCCCGGCTGTCAGCGCGACCGCCCGATGCACCATGGACCCGGTCTGCGCAATGTCGAACTCCTCTTCCCCCGCGAACAACACCACCGTCCCGTCCACCCGCAACTGCAAGCGGTACTCGTTCGTCGCACTCGGCGTGAACGTCATGCAGTAGCTCACCCAGATCAAGAGGTTCGAGCTGGCCAACGTCGTCACGCTCAGCGAGAGCACCGTCGCATACGTGGTCGAGGCGATGGTCTTATCGACAGCCAACGCGGCGCTCACCGTCTGCACCACGTTGGGATCCACCACCTGCGCATTGCTCAGCGGCATCTCACGTCTCCTCGGTCGTCAGCAACGACGCCTGCTCGGCCTGCGTCACCGGGCGACACCGCAACGTGTTCCCCGCCGCCGTCTGCCAGTCCAAATTCACGGTATGCGGTCCCGCTGTCACAGGCCCTGCCAGCGTGCAAATCGACCCCGACTGGATGCACGTGAAGATCTCAGCCCCCCCAAGAGCGACGGTGTTTCCGTCTACCGTAACGCGGAAAGAGTTTTGCGCAGACAACGACGCGCTGTCCGAGGTCGAGAACGAGGCGCGAATCACCAGAAAGCTGCCCTCCTGCGTCAGGATCTCCTGCGTCAACAGGTTCTCGTAACTCGTCGCCGTGGTCGTCCGGTCCACCGCCAGCGCCGTAAACGCCGTCTTCGTGATCAACACCGGCAGATCTGGGAAGAGCGGCATCTGTCATCAACCCTTCGTCTCGATGACCACGATGGACGCATGCTCGGGCTGGGTCAGTATGGTGCCACCTGCGCAGCGCAACGTCCCGCCCGCCGTGGTCCGCCACTGGAGGCGCACCGTCTTGGCCCCGGCCGCCAGCACCCCGGATACCGCAAACAGCGCCCCGCTCTCCGTCACCGGCCACTGCTCGCTGCCCCCCTGGGCCAGCACCGTCGCGTCCACCGTGATCTGGAAGTAGTCCTGGTCCGTCCCGGCGCGATCCGCCGCATTGCTCGTCGCAAAGCTCGCGTACACCTCCAGCCGCGAGCTGCCCCCGGTCGTGATCGCACAGGTCAACAGGTCCACATAGGTGACGGAGGTCGTCGTGGTATTCACCGTCAACCGCGCCGACGCCGTCTTGACGATCCCGCCCGCCTCGGGCGCTGTGAGGTACAGCCCCATCTACTGCGTCACCTGCGTCACCAGCGCCGCCCCGTTCGCCGCCGCCCAGTACCCGTTGATCTGCCCGCTGTAGCCGAACGGGATCTCGTAATAGGCGTTGGCGGTCATGCGCACCGTGTAGGAGGCCGCGCTCGCCCCGGTACCCAGCTTGAGGTACAGGATGGCCGTGCTCGCGTTGAACACGGCCGCCCCCATGCGCGACGCATTGGCGGCCAACAAGGTCGTATCGGCCACCGCCGCCGCCACGCTCGCCACCGTCGCCGCCGTCGCCGGGGCGTCCCGCATGGCGATCACGCTCTGGTCCGAGGCCAACGTCACCGCGAGACTCGCCGCCATGGCCTTCTGCCCCAACGTCGCAGGCAGCTTGGTAGACACCGCCGAGAGCGTCGTCTCAGTGGACGCGCCCGTCGGGAGGGGCAACGCTGTGGCGTCGATGGTCAACGACCCGCCGCCATCCGCCACTGGCACCGCGCTCTGATCCGACGCCAGCGTCACCGGCGACGACCCCGCCATCGTCTTTTGCCCCACCGTCGGCGTCTTCGTATCAAGGTTCCCCAACGACGTGTTGCCCGTCGTCTGGAGCGCCGACGTGGCGGCCCCACTGGGCAATACCGGGGTGTTGTTCGGCGACACGGCGACCACCAACGCGGGATCCGCTGCCACCGCCGCCGTCGAGGCCGCCTTGACCGCCGCCACGTTGGTGCCATCGGTGACCTTGGCGGGCCAGCCCCCCGCCGCCGCCGCCGCCGTCCCCTGCGCCGCCGTCACCACGTCCGCCGACGTGAGCGCCCGCACCTGCGTGGGATCCTTGGCCGCCCCGCCGTGCATGATCTGCACATCAAGGGCCTGGTGGTCCGCGCCTTCCGCCGTCGAGGTCACATCCGCCGCTACCGTCGTCCCCTTGGCCCCACCCCGCACGACAGCCTTCTGCGTCCCCCCCGTGAGCGTGGCATCCAATGCGAGCGATCCTGACGTACCGATGTTCGCCGTCACCGCGCCATCAATCGTGAGACTCCCGCCGTTGTCCGACACCGGGAACGGCCCCGTGCCTGCGTTCGCTGTCACAGTCCCATCAACGGTGATCGACCCCCCGCCATCGGACACCGGCTGGGGCGTCCCACTGGCCACGCCCTGGACCGAAAGCACATCGGCCGAAGGCGAGCCCGCCGTCCCCAGGGCAGGCTGCTTCGCCGAGGTCGCGGCTCCAGTCGGCAGGGGCAGCGCCGTGGCCGACACCGGCTGCGTCGTGGTCCCCGTCGGATCCACGCGCACAGGATTGGCGACCGTCGCGATCTCGGTCCCCGACGTGTTGTGTAAAATCGAAGCAGGTGAGTCGCCCATGCTTTACCCCTTAGCTGATCGCGCGGGTCCGAGAGGTCTCGAACACGCCCGAGTAGGACACCGTATCGCTGACCGTCACCAACAAGGTCTCGCTGGCATCGTACATCTTCCAGGTGATCGTCGTCGGGTTCACCCCGGTCCACGTCGTCAGCTTCTCCACGATCTTCTTCTTCCCCACCCCGGCCTGGTCGTACCAGACGATCGCCGTGGGGAACACCGTCCCCGTCATCTCCCGGTATGCCCCGCTGGCGAAGCCGTCGGCGGGGCCATGGTCGATAAAATGTATCAGGTGGCGCAGCGCCTTGTGCTGGTCCACCGTGATCCCCTGGCCGCTCACCGTCGCCCACGTCACCGGGCTGTCATCCACCAGCATCCACACCGAGTTGTCATCGAGCTGGCGGGCGAACTTCCCCACGTCGGCCGGGAGCAGGCCCGTCGCGCCCTCCCGCGTGGCCGTGTCCGTGTACGCGAACGACAGCGGCGCATGGATCTGCTCGGGGATGAGGTCTTTATGGAGCGAGGTACTCGGCATCACGGCTCCTTCTTCACGATGAACCGGCCTTGATTGTTATACACCAGCCCGCCCCACGTCGTAATAATCAAGATCCCCGGATCGAACGCGCTGGCCTCCCCCTGCAACAACTGGGTCAGCGTGTATGGCCCCCCCGCCACCTTGTCCGCGAAGAGCATGTCATCCGTCCCATCGGCCCGCCCGATCCACACGTCCTCATCGTCCGAGGTCGTGCTCTGGATGGTGACCCCGTGCGCGTCGAGGTAGTCCTCGCTAGGATCCGTCGAGGTCGGCCCGAAGTCCGTCTCCACGCCCCCCGTGCCGGGATCCTCCAGCTTCAACGGTTGAACGCGATCCTTGGCCATCGTTTATCCCTCGCTATCCCTGGTAGGATGAGCACGCCTCTGGGAGCATTATACACACCCACTAAGCGGCACCGAACAATTGGCTAGAAGGAACCGATGTTTTATCAAAGGTGGGCAAACGTGAACGCGAAAACGCGAATGATTACGCCTTCTTGCCCATATATTGCTTCTGCAAGGCGAAATCTCGCACCGCACAGGTGAAGCCCATCTGCATGACGTGCTTGCCACTGCCCGGTACGACCTTGGTCAGGCCGCCCGTGGCCGCGACGTACCAGCGGTCGCCCATCGTCTGATTCGACGAGAAGACCGCCTTGGCAATGCCATCGAACACGACGGGACAGGTAAACCCATCCGCCCCGCCGAGGTGCGCGATGCCGCACGCGAACGCCTTGGCGTCGGTATCGGCCCGCGCCTTGGACACCTTGCCCGCGCTGGTGAGGTAGACCGGATCGCCCAGGGCGATGGCCCCATCGGCGACGAAGTCGTACTCCACGCGCTCGGACTCGCCCGCGCCCGGATGGCTATGCAGCGTGGTCGAGCTGCCGTCCACCAACTCGGTCAGGTTGTCGGCCGTGACCAGCGGATCCACCGCTGTCCCGCCGATGCTGAACGACGTGGGGAGGCCCAGCACCTTCACGCCGTCGGAGGTGAGCCCCAGGGTGGCGTCGCTGTCCGTGTTGTCCACGAGGATCGTGAGGCCGTAGGTCGAGGTCTGGTAGCGCGCCAAACCACCGGCTGCCGCCACGGCGACCCGCAGCTTGCCCGCCGCCGAATCCGCGTCGAACTCCAGGCCGGACTTCCGCGAAGCCGTCGGGGCACCTGCGCTCTGGGCATCCGCCCCACCGTCGAGTTCGATGTAGACGCTGTTCACATCGCGCTTGAGGCCCTGGTCGTAGGTGAGGCCCGGCGCCCCACTGAACTGGGCGAACTTCAACGCGGTGGTCTCCATCGTGATCGGCGTCGGCGTCACGAGGGTCCAGCCCGTGTTCTTGAGCGTGCTGCCGTCCGTGACGAACACGTACAGGCCAGTCTCCATCTCGCCCGCCGCCGCCTGATCGGCGTCCGTGGTACGCGTCAACTGGAAGGCCACGTCCACGCCGTTGCCCAGCGCAGACACACGGTACACGCCGTTGTCCTTGTGCGCCGTCGCATCGTCGCCGCCCTGCATCGAGACCAACACGCGCTGGCCGACCGTGGTCAGCAGGAAGCTGTCGATGGTGTTGTGCGCCACGGTGAAGTCCGGCGCGGTCAAGGTGTGCCCGAAGCCGGTGCCGCCCCCCGACACGTAACTCGTCAACTCGGCGGGCGTCTTGACGATGACCGCCTCATGGGGCGTGAGCCCCGAGGCGATGGCATCCACGTAGCTCTTGTTGACCGCCGAGTCGCCCTCGGTGGGGTTCGAGATGTTCCTGATCTCGTTACCGCCGAGGTTGATGTCCCCCTCGAAGGTGGTGCTCGGCAGTTGGAGGATGTCTGACCCCACCGTGGTGGGATCCAACTCGGACGGATACCCATCCGCATGCAGCTTCAGGACATAGATGTTTGCCATGATGCAACTCCCTTGGCAGCGGCACGCGGCACGTTGCCTCTACGACGAGCGACCCTCCGGCGTCTCCGCACGGTGCCCGTCCATGTTTTTCGACGGATCCACGATTCGGTTCAACGTCCCCACATCGGGGTTGAACGTGTACTCACTCAAGACGATCCCATAGGCGCGTTCGATGTCCTGTTGCACCCCCAGGTACGCCTCCTTCGCCCGCGCCATCTCCTGTACCAACTGCGCCAGCGTCGTCGTCCGGCGCTGCGTCAGCTCCCGGATCTGACTATCAAAAGATAGCGTGTACGCGGTCTGTTGCGACTGCAACTTCTCCACCACCATCTGGGCATAGGCCAACCGCAACACGCGCACGTGGTCCACGATCCCCCCCATAATCGGCGGGAAGTCCGCCGCATCGGGGGGCAACGTGGGCTCTAGCACCGGCAGCACATCACTGACCCGTCCGACCAGATCGGCATCGGTCTTCGCGCCCCCCACCGTCGGGAACAACTTCACCCGCTTCGCCAACTTAGCTAGACTATCTTTCCTCGGCATCACAACCTCCTTCAACGTGCTCGCACACAACCTTCAACCCATGTCATCCACTATTTCCCTTGCCACAACACTAGGCATATCAGCGTCAACCAACAAGCGTGCCTTCCACCGTGATCATCACGCGCGCTGTCGCCGTGGTGTCCGCGCTCGTCACCGTACCGTACAGCACCGCATCCCCCGCGATGGCGGGCTTGACTCCGGCGACAGGAGCGAGGGGAAGACTCTTGCCCGCCGCCGTGACGCCCGTCAGCGCCGTCGCCGCAAGGATGTCCACCCCACTGACCGTGGTGCCCACGGAGACCTCCGCATCGCCCGTCCCCACGGTCAGGCCCGTGGCCACGACGCGCGAGGGCACAAACTTGCGGGCCTTTTCCCCCTTAAGCTGCAGCACGAAGGCACCCGTCCCGCCCGTGAGGACACTGGCCGCCACGGCCGCGACCTCGATGGCCAGCTTGCCGCCCACGTTGGGCACCTCGAACAGCATCGTCTGGGCTGCCGCCGAAGCGTCGGGATCATCGCTGAAATGGTGCGTCGGATTGAAGAACTCGAATCGCTTATCTGGCATAACGGCCTCCTGTTGGCCCAGACGCCCGTCACGTCGGGGACGTTGTCACCTTTGCATAATGGCCCGCTGCGTCAATTGTCCCATTTCACCCGTTAAAAATAGCACGTCCCCCGCTACCGGTGCACCGATTCTCTGGATAATTACCGCTGCAACGTAAGAACCAGGACACGTCTGCGTGGGGCGCCCATCGAGCCCTACCCACACGAGACGCACCGGATTGAGCCCACTGTAGAGCCCGCGCACCATCCCCACACGCTGCATGATCCCCGTCGTCGGTGTATTCTTGCGAATCAACACCCCAATCGCGGGCATCCGCGTCCCCTGTGTGGGATCCGCCCGCGTCACGCGCCAGCGCCCCGTCCCGGTCGCTACGTCACGCAGCGCCAGGCAGTCGCCCACGGCATCGCTCGAGAGGCAGGCCACTGGGATGGCCTCCTCCGCGTCGGTCCCGAAGCCGAAGCGCGCAACAACCGCCACACTGCGCCCCTGTCCGCGCCCGCCCTACGGCAGGCGGCGCTCCGGCGCGAAGTGCTCGCGCCGCTTGACGTTGATCGTCCACGCCACCGTCGTCGGCGTGTCCAGGACATTCCCGCTGCGGCCCACCTTCACGACGTCCCAGTAGTGCTCGAACACCGCCACCACGTCGTCCTCCTTGGGCGTCGCGCCCATAGGGGCCGCCTGCTCCCAGGCGAGGGCCGCCACGCGCAGGATCGCGTCGTACTCGACCTCCTGCCCCTCCTCGCGCACGCTGGGCTCGCGGTTCTCGCTCTCCTGGTACTCGACTAGGCACACCACGTCGAAGGGCGCGAACCAGCCCCAGGCCTCGCGGCCCGGCGCGGGCCCCCCACCGTACACGGGGTCGCTCGGCTCGTTGTAGAGCGCGTCCACGTGGGCCCCACGGTTCAGGCGGTAGTACTCCGCCGTCGGACCCGTCATGGCCTGCCGCTCGGCCTCCAGCTTCTTGAGGTAGGCCGCGTCCTCCGCGCCCCGGCACTTGATCGGCACGCCGCGCCCCCTATGCGTCGAGCAGGTCTTTGGCCAGCGCGGTGAGCCGCTGCACCACGTCCGGGCGATCCCGCAGCACCGCCGGCATCACGTGAACCGAGTACTGCTCGGTCTCCGGCACCAGCGACAGCTGCACCTGCCCCGGCAGCAGCCAGATCAGCGCCGTGCTGTAGAGCACCTCGGCCTGCTGCCCCGTGGGAAAGCGGAAGACCAGCTCGCCGTCCGCCCACTTGCCCTGCAAGTTCGGCATCGGCTTCGCCTGCACGAGCTTGTTGTCGCCGTGCCAGAACTGGTCGCTCTGGGGCGCGTCCGGCACTTCCTGCAAGAGGCGGCTCGGGCCGCCCCGCTCCGCACGCGGCACCGGGGCCACCGCATCCCCGAGGGCCGCCCGGACGTCCGGGGGCAGCGCCGCGTAGGCCGCGTCCACATCGCCCATCCAATCATGCACCGGCAATACCATGGTCGCACCTCGCCCCGCGCATGCGCATGCGCAGTGTCGTCATCCCATAAAGAGCGGGATCGGCGGCGCCAGCTGGCGCGCCTTCTCCTCGCACTTGTCGATCAGCTGCTGCGCATTGCTCAGCAGCGTGTCCCCGTTCATGCTCGTCGACCCGCTCGCCGTTGGGATCTCCGCGAACTTCGTGCGGATGTACCCGAGCGTCTCCATGGATTGCGCCAGCGCGTAGTCGAGGAGCAGCTGCTGCTCGTAGCCCTTGAGGTAGCTCAGCGCGATCGTCGTGGCCAGGTAGAACACCATCACGCGCTCCCCGCTCGCCGGGGCCGGGCTCACGATCAGCTTGCGCCGCGCCCGGTCGTAATCCCACGCGCGCTCCGCGCTCAGCAACCGCTTGCCCAGCTCTAGGTACTGCATGCGCTGCGCGATGTCGACGTAGCCCTGGTTGGGGGACAGCGCCATGAGATCCGTCGCGTTCACCTCGACGCCCGCCCACCGGAACATGTCAAACAGGCTGTCGCTCTGCGCCTCGAACACAACGTCCACGGGAACCTCGCAGTCCACCGGCAGATCCACCTCCGAGCCGTTGGTGAACGTGATCACCGTCGCCTTCTGGTGCCCCACCCACTGCTGGAGCCACAGGGAGGCGCGCATCACGGCGTCCGCGAGCTGGTCGTCCGTCAACTCGACGCAGACCACGCCGTCGCCGAGCTTGCGCTTGATGTAGTCGTGCACGGCCTGCTCGGTGAGTGCCATCGAGGCTCCTTACTGGGCGCCCAGCGCGTCCATTGCCGCCGCCGCATCGGTCACAGCACCCTCCGCGTCCGCGCCCTCCGCCTCGGCCTCCTCGTCGCCCGCGCCCTCCGCCTCGGCCTCCTCATCCCCCGCCGCATCCGCCGCGGCCTGCGCCGCCTCGTCCGCGACCTTGGCCGCCGCCTCCGCGTACTTGCCCACGACGCCCATCACGGCCTTCTGGATGTTGTCCACGATGCCGTAGAGGTCCTCGGCCGGCGCGCCGCCCCGCTTGAGGGCGCCCATCGCCGCCTCGCCCACGGCCGCGAGCACGAGCTGCACGCCGTCCTCGCCGAACTGGGCCTGCGGGGACACCGCCTGCTGGATGTCCGTCGGGAGATCCTCCGCCGACACCGGGCTATCGCCCTCCGGCGTCTCCTTCGCGCTCTGCTCGCGCAGCACCGCGCGGTCCACCCAAAGGTGGCGCGGCACGTCCCCCTCAGGCGCACGCGGGAGGAATAGGTAGACGTCCTCCCGAAAGAAGCCCGCCCCGTTGCCGCCCCGCACCACGAGGCCCACGGGCGAGGACATCTCGACCACGCCCTCCGCCACGGGGTACCCGAGCCGCGTCACCACGGTCACGCGCTCCCCCGCACCCAGGGTGGCCGCCGCCACCGCCCCATCTAGGCGCCTGCGCCCCATCGCCTAGCTCCTGCGCCGCGCAGCCCGAGCCGCCTTCGCGACATCCTCAGGCGCCGCTTCAACAACCGGCGTGGACTCCAGCTCCGGCGCTGGGGCTGGTTCCGGCTCCGGAGCTGGTTCCGACTCCGGGGCTAGCGCTGGCGTAGCCAGGGGCACGACCGCCACAACGGCCGCCTTGAACTGCGCGGCCGCATCGTACACCTCGACCAGCAGCCCCGCCTGGACCCACTGCCCCAGATCGTACGCGGTCTCCACGACCTCGCCGGGCCGCACCATGACGTCCTTGCGCACCGTCACCGCATAGGAAAGCCCCGGCCGCGTCTCCTGCACGTGTACCGCAAGCGACTGCGCCTTGACCCCCTCAGCCAGTTTGTATTTCATCACAACCGCTCCTCGTCATGCGCCCCGCGTAGGGCCTGCGTCTTTGCCCACTATAGCCGCCCCCACGCGCCTTGTCTAACAAGCACGCGCCGCACCCCCTCGCGGGGGCGGGCCGGTAGGCTGGAATAAACGAGGGGGAATCACGCCGCAATGGCGCGAGGATGGCTCAGAAGTTCGAGGTCACGGTCGGGAGCCCGCTGACGGTCACGACGCCGTAGTACTCCGGGCGGAGCAGCTTGGTGGCGAAGCGCGAGGCGAAGCCCTTTTTGAAGGTGAAGGTGTGCGGGTCCTGCCAGGTCGGGGTGACCTGCAGCGGGATGTACGGCGCGAACACGTAGCCCGCGTCGAGGAAGTTGGCACCGCGGAGCCCGACGAGCACCTTGTTGTCGTCCAGGAACGGATCCTGGTAGACCGTGAACTTCCGCATCATCGTGCCGACCATCTGGATGCCGTAGTCGCTCGTGAGCGGCCCGTAGCTCGGGGGCACGATCTGGCTGGCCCCCATGTCGAAGTCCTTGTGGCTCGTGAGCTGGCTGAGCAGCGACACGACGGCCGGGCTGGCGACGATGAAGTTCGCCGGCGCGCGCAGCGTGGACTTGTGGATCTTCGCGGCCACCGCGTCGATCTGGGTCAGGAGCGAACGGATGTTCTCGATCTCGCCCGGCACCGTCGCGCTGTAGCTGAAGGTCGCCTGGTGGGCGGCGCCCGCCACGAGGTCCGTGATGACCTTGCGGTCGATTTCCAGGGCGATCTCGTTGCTCAGGCCGGCGACCAGCTCGGCCTCCATGTTGAGGCCGTGGAGGGCGCGTAGGTCGTCCATGGCTTCCTGCGACCAGCTGGCGCGCAGCTTGTAGGCCTCGGCCGTCACGGTCGACATGGCCATGTCCATGGACACGCCCGGCACCGCGGCACCAGAGGTCGTGTTCACGAGTTCCCAGTTCACGAAGTACTGGGCATAGATGACGTGGTTCGCGGAGAAGTTGCAGCCCGCACCCGCCGAAGTCTTCGGCGTCAGGGTCCAGGCGCCCGTGGAGGCGACGAAGGTGCCGACGGCATTGCCATGGTTGTCGGTGAGGGCCGTGGAGCCGCCCGTCGGGTCGAGGGTGGCGACCTTGTTCTCGCTGCCCGCCTCGACCGTGCGGTAGTACAGCTTCACCGAGAAGGTGCGCTGGCCGCTGGTGCCCGGCGTGCGGATCGGCTTCCAAGCCGGGATGCGGCAGTTGCCCGAGCCCTGGTTAAGGGTGCCCGTGGCCGCGCCGGTATCCGTGCAGAACACGTCGTAGTCAACGTACTCGGAGGCGTAGTTCTTCGCGAAGTTGCGGATGAGGGCGTCGCCCGCGCTCAGCTCGCCGTCGTAGCCCTGCTGGTAGGGCAGGTCCGCGATGCCGTTGGCCGGGATCTTCGAGCCCTTGCGGCCCTCGTACTTGTAATCCCAGGTGAAGACCGCGCCGACGGGAGCGCTCAACACGTTGTTATCGCATGGGTTCTTTATCCCATGCTTCTCTCGGTTTCCCGAGAGGTCAGACTATATCACCACCCAACCTGATCTGCGGTTGGGGCCGGGCACTCTTGGGGAATTCCACTGATGAAAGCCTCGACTTTCTCAAGCATCACCGAGTCATGCGCATTGATTTCGTGCTCCCAGACAACTATGCACTCACAGCCAACCGACTCCCAAAGATTAACACGATCCTTCGGGTTGTCGTTGCAGTGCCAATAGTCTCCATACACTTCAATCATACGCATTGTCCCTGGAACACGAAAATCAGGCGTGATGTGTTTTACACCGCGCGCTTCAACGATCGTCTTCCAGAAAACAAAACTCGCGAACTCAATACGGTCTCGACCGATCATGTCCCAGAATTTTAATTCCAGCTTGTTAGGCTTTTGAGCCATAGATCCACGAGCATTCATATTGCTCGTCCACACTGACTGCTGAGCATGTTTTGCTGGATCGCTCCAGCGAATCTTGCTGCCCTTCTTGCCGCCAATGCTGCTCAACTCATGCTTGCCATGTTTGTCAATCGCACATAGATAGGCAATCTTTGCCTTTTCACTGCGCTCTTCATCAGTAAGCGCAGCATTTACTCCGGAGATGCGATTCACACTAATCGCCAACGCATCAGGACTCATTGTCTGTCCAAAACGCTCGCGATACTGAGCACGAGTTGTAATCCCAAGCTGGTGAAGTTCCTCACAGCGAGACACGTGTGCCTGTTGAATGATGCCGAACTCTCGACCGCATCCTTGGCACACTACCGAACTCGCCATGTGCTTCCTCTGAGTCATCAGTCTACTATCCCTAGTCGTTGGACCTTCCCCGCATCACTGCGAGGCTTGGCTGCTGATTGCCCAATCCACTGGACTTTTCTGCATTCACGCCCGCCGTTTCCAGCCACGTTGTAGCGCCAGGGGCTCTCAGGGGTTCCAGCATTTCACCCGGTTTTCTCATGACAGCTTACGCTATCACCAGCCCTTGAACGCTAAGTCCAGGCTGCACGCTCGTGATCTGGTTGGCGATCAGGTTGGGGAACACCCGGCGCAGCACCGGGAAGATGTACTTGGTGAACGAGCCGACGTTCGTGCTCAGCGCATCCTCGCTGAGGTTCTTCATGTACGTGGCCTGGTTCTCCAGGAGGATGGCGGCGACGCCCTTGGTGTAGGGGTTGCGCACGCCGTCGGTGCCCTCCAGCAGCTGGCCCCACTTGCGGCTGAGCTGGGAGACATAGGACTTGTCGGCGACGGTCTTGCCACCGCTCTCGGTCAGGATGTTGCGAGCTTCCATGGGTCAGTTCCTCTCGTTGCGATCTAGGTCGTTGTTGGGACGCCGCGCCCCGCGCCTGCCCTCATGACAGGCCGGAGAGCTGCCGCATCATTGCGGGGTCCAGGCCGAAGTCGGCCAAGTCGCCCGCGCCCGCCGTGCCTGCCCCGCGTGGGGCCACGGCCTCCTCCTCCAGCGTCGCCGGCCGCGCCTGGGATCGCGTCAATTGCGCGCGCATGCGCTCCAATTGCCCGTCGCCCATCGTCGTCCGTCCCCGCTGCCGCACCAGCCGATCGACCTCATCTGTGCTCGCAACGCCCTCTAGCAACCCGATCAACTCACGCCCGTTCGTCAACCCTGCGACGCTCTCGGCCTTGTACGCCGCGAGGTCCGCCGTGGCCCGCGCCTCGGCCAGATCCCGCTGTAGCGTGGCAACGCGCTGCTCGGATCCCCGTGCGCGCGCCTCCAGGCCCTCGCCGCCTTCAACAGCCAGCTTCAACTGCATCTGCTTCTCGGCCAGTCTCCCGTGCAATTCCTTCGACTCCGCGAAGAGCCGCTTGCGCTCGCCCTCCCAGCGCCGCGTGGCCTCGGCCAGCGGGTTGAGGGCAGGGGGCAGCACCTCTAGCTGCCGCAGCACGCCACGCACGCGCGTGCGCACCTCGGCCTCGTCCTCCAATAGCCCAGCATCGGCCAGCAGCTCGCGCGCCATCGCCGCGTGGGGGTGCCCCGCCACGAGGCGCTCCGCCAAGAGCTGGTAGCCCGCCTCGCGGGCCACCCCGCGATAGGCCTCCGCCTGCTCGCGCAGCCCCGTGATCTCCGCGCGCTGGGCCTGCAGGGCCGCCGCCACGTGGTCCTCGGGGACCGTCGGCAGGTAGGGCCGCAGGAGCTGCGCCACCGTGGCCAGCACGGCGCCCGCGCCGTCTGCCTCAGCCTCCTCGCGCAGCTCGGCCCGCACCTCGGCCCGCAGCCCTTGCAGGGCCTCGATGAGCCCGTGCTCGAAGCGCTCGCGCTCCTCCTCACGGGCCGCCGCCACCGCCGCCTCGACGTCCGTGCTCGCCGCTGCCTGGAGCGTCGCCTGCGCCTTCGCCAGCGCGCGCTCCATCAGGCCCTCCTCCAGGGCCGCCAGGGCCTCGGGGATCTGCGCCTGCAGGGCATCGGTCGCGTAGGGCGTGTTCACGTCCTCATTAAAGATCTCAGGGTAGGCCGACTTCATGGCGGGATCCGCCACGAAATCCCAGGTCTTGAGGTTGTAGTCCTCACACACGTCCTCGCCGTCCCCGCTCTCGCTCGGCTTCGTGCTCCCGAAGCCCCGCGAACTAACGCCGATCTCCACCCCGTGGCGGATCAGCGCCGCGAGCGTGCGGCCGTTCGGCGTATCGAGGATCTCCGCGGCCCCCAGCACGCGCCCATCACCGGAGACCGACGCCTCGGTGATCAGCGCCGCCGCGCGTTGTAGCATAGTCTTGCCATCGCTATTTCCCGTCCAGAACGACTTGCCTTCGCGCTCTAAGTAGAAGTTTCCGTGCGTCACCGTCAGGCAATAAATATTACCCTCATGGTGAACCTCTTCGATGCCGAGGAAGCGCGGATCAAGCCAGATGTTCTCCGAGTTGCTCAGGTGCAGCTGATACAGCGGCACCTTATTCTCGGCCTTGATCGTGTGCCCCGCGTACTCATAGTCCTTATCCGGGTCGATCTTGGAAATCGTGCCTGCCCCGCCATAGTGCACGGTGCACTCATGAAGATCCCGAATCAGGCGCTCCGATACCGAGAACACATCCTTGCGCGTGTAGGTCGCATTCGACTCGCGCAGCGCTGTGGCCCACGCCTGCTTGTGCGTAATGCCCTGCTCTTCGAGCGCTGCATCCTTCTTGTGCGCATGCACCATGCGCCCATCGCCAATCCCAAACCAAAACACCAGCTCACGCAGGGCGTCTTCGCCCAGCGCCTTGATGCCCTCGGGGATATGGCGCGAGTAGCAGTCCCCCAGCGGCTTCAGGTACTGATAGATCCGCTTGTCAGACAGATAGAACCCGTGCTGCTCTTCGTGCCACACCAGCTCGACCGGAAAGCGATCAAGGATCTCCTGCTTCACATACTCGCGCACCCACGGGGTCGTCAGCGAGATGAACACGCCATAGTTATCGGTCGTGTCCGGTGTGCAGTGCCCCTCGGCCAGATAAATGCCCATGAAAGCCGCGAACAGGTTGGCATTCATACGCAGGGGCTGCGCCACGTCGTTCTTAAACCGCGCGCTCCCCTCTGCTGCCGGAACGATCACATCGACAGCGGCCTCGGCCTCGCTCCAGCTCGCCGTCTTCGGGATGGCATAGTTGGCGTACTTACCTGGCGCTGCGACGATCTCGGCGATCGTCGCGTAGTGCTCCTTGCCCGCCTTCCCCTTGCGGGGCTGGTGCTGGAGCAGGAAGCGGTGCGCTGGCGTGAACGTCGCCTCGATCGAGCGCCCCTTCACGTGGTAAGCTGGCCCGCTATAGGGCTGGTCGACAACGCCCTCAACCGTCGAAAGCACCGCCTTGCCATCCACGCGCGACCACACGCGATCCCCCACCGCAACCTCGCGGAAGGGCTTCCACCCGCTCGCCGTGAGCACGCGGAAGTCGTCCGAGGTCAGGCAGGGATGATCCAGCTCGGCCAGCACGCGCCGCCGCTTGATGTCCTCCTGGAGCTTCTTGACCTCGCGCTCATAGATGGCCTTGGGATAGCGCCGCCCGTTCTGCGTCGGGGTGTCGTAACGCCCAAACTCGCCGCGCGCCACGAGCTTGCCCGTGCCCTTGTCCTCGGTCAGGGTGAACGTCGTGGTGATCGTCTCAGTCAGCAGCTTGCCGCTCATCGCGTCCCCTTCTTCAGCCCGGCCTCGCGCCGGAGCGCCATCCGTACCACCTGCCCGAACCGCACCCGCCGGCTGGTCTTACGCGGCCCGCGGTCGGTCAAGCGAAAGACACGGTCAGCAGGCCGCACTCCCATGAGCGCCTGCCGCTGACCGGCCGTCCGTCCCTTCCACTGCGGGCCCTCTAACAGGCCAGCCCGCGTCAGTTTCCCGACTCGTCCTCGTCGTCCTCGTCGTCGCCCTCTTCGCCGAGGTAGTCGAAGTCGACCTCGCCGTCCTCGATCGACTCCATGATGCGCGTCACGAGGTTGAAGCACGGGGCCAGCGTGGCCACGAACTCGTCCTCGTTCAGGGCGTCCTCGACCAAGGTGCCCGCGTTGGCGCGCTCGATCACGGGGATCAGGGCCTCCTCGAGCACGGCATCGACCTCGGGGGAGTCGTACATCTCGGCCATGAGGGTGAAGATGTTGTTCAGGCGCTCCACGATCTCGGCCCGCGTCCCGGCCTGCACGCGGCTCTCATGGAGCACGCTGCGGAGGTCGTTCGCGATCTCGCTGTCCGCCGAGGCGCCCAGGCTACCGAAGCCGCCCACGGGGCCGCGCTTGCCGGCGCCGAGGAGCTTGCGGAAGGGCTTGGCCGCGAGCTTGTCCGTCTTGGAGCCCATCTTCGCGGCACGGAGCTTCTGCACGCGCTTGAACCAGCCCTTGGCCTGCATCTTCTTGGAGGCACGCTTGATCAGGCTCTTGTGCGTGCGGCGGTACTTCTTCGCCATGAGGCGCGCCTTGCGCCCCTTGGTGCCCGTCTGGCGGTGCTTCGTAACCATCCGGCCGCTCTTCGCCCCGAAGGTGCGGAAGGCCATGCCCTCTTCGATCTTGCCCTTCGTCCGCAGCAGCATCTCGACGACCTCCTGCGCGCGCGCCGTCAACGCGGCGTCGCCCTCAGGCAGGTCCTTCTTGCCCAGCTCCTCGAGCAGCGCATCAAGATCCTCGACGCTCATGTTCTCGAAGGGGAGGGCCGCGATCCGGTTGAACAGCTCGCGCGTCACCACGGGGCCCTCGATCGGGTCGTGGGCCTCGGTCTGCGCCTGGCCGCTCACCGCGATGGTGTCGAGGCGCTTGACGCCACCGCCCATCACGCTGTCCTCGGTGAGGACATTCATGCCCGCGAGGGTGCGCTGGTCCTCGACCATCGTCGAGAGCCCGAGGGCCTGCATGTCCTGCTCAAACGTGCTGTCAATGATCCGCTGTGCCATCGTCGCCGTCTCCTTGTTCGTTGGGGTCGCGGCCCCGCCCTGCGAGGTAGCCCGCGACGATCATCATGTGCCTGGCCCGCTCCGCGCACGTCCCATGCGCCCTTGCCATCCGCGCGACATCCCGTGGGACGTCCTCCAGCATCAACCGTTCGGCACGTGTGAGCGCGGCCACCATGGCCTCCGCCTCGCCGATCAACGAACTCCTGATGGCGTCCAGGTCCGCTTCGCCCCTATCAAATCGCACGGATCGGCCCTCGTCAAGGATTTGGGCATACGCTGCCTTGAGCCCCTCGACCGCCATCCGTAGTTCCCCCACCGGGATCCCCGCGTCGGGGCGCCCCACAAACAGCCCCGGATCGGGGACGCGCGCCTCGCGCGCCCGCACCTCGCCCCACATGCGCCGCCGGATGCGCTCCGCATCCGCCATGTACCAGCGCTGCCATGCCGCATCCTGCGCCGCCTCGATCTCGGCCACCACATCCACGAGCCAGTAGCGCTCCCCCGCCTCGACGAGGTGGGCCAGGTCGCGCATGCGCGTGCGCGACTCGGGGCCCGCGCACCGCCCCTCCGCGACGTCCCGCACGAGCGCCCGCACCTGCCCCGCCACGTAGCGCGGGACCTCGGCCTCGCCCAGCGCCGCCACCGCGTAGGGCGCGTGCCCCCGCAGCGCAACCACGCCGTCCGCGCAGGCATAGTCCACGCGCACAAATTGCTCTGCGTCATCCACAACGACCGCGCGATCCGCCCACGTCGCGATGGCCCGCACGGGGCGCCGCAGGACCGCGCTCGCCGCCCGCTCGATCTGGTCGATCAGCGCCTCGTAGCTCCCCGCCCGCATCTCCGCCAGTTGCGCCTCGGTAATGTACATCGCCTAATCCGTTCTGCTATAGCCGGCCGCACGCCGATCCCGCCGCGCCTGCCGCTCCTGCCGCTCCATCGCCCGATCGATCCCCTCGACCCGCGCCGCCATGCGCTCCGTGAGCCGCGTCACGCGGCTGTGCTCATTCAGCAGGCGGTCCAGGCGCGCCTTCACCGCCGCGTCCCCATCAAGGGCCCAGCCCCGATCCTCGACCCCCTCGGGCACCCCCGCCTCTGGCGGCATCCCGCCCTCGGCCCCCATCGGGCCCATCACGGTCTCGGGGTACTCGCGGATGATCTCCGCCTGCATCGCCGCGTCGCCCTTCATGGACCCGCGCTTGTCCTTGCGCGCCTCGTCCGTCACGTAGATGGCCTCGTCCTGCGAGAAGCCAAACACGTGCTGGAGGATCCAGGGCTGCGGCACCAGCTCGCCCAGGCCCTGCGCGAGCTGCGCCTGCTGCAACCGCACCTCAAGCTGCGCCAGCTCGAAGATGTACGAGGGCACCGTCATGTGGAGGTCGAAGGCCACGCCGTCAGGGTCGATCCCGAGGGCCGCGAGGTGGATCCGACAGATCTGCTTCACGCCGTTGCGCACCTCGCGCTGCACGCGCATGGCGGCCCGCGCGAACCGCACGTCGTCCCCGCTCGCGATGCGCCCCGTGGTCTCCTCCATCCCGAGGAGGCGCTTGGGGGTCTGCGCCGCGGCGAGCACCTTGTTGCGGAAGTACTCCAGGATGTCGAGGTCCTGTGAATCTACCCCTTGCAGCACGTCCACGCGCGTCGAGTCCTTGCCCCCGCGCGTGGGGAGCCAGAGATCCTCCAATCCATTGCCAATATTGTAGCGAAAGTCGATCTGCCCCGTGCTCGGGTTAAAGACCTTCTTGCGCGTGTACTGCTGCTGGATCTTCTTGACGTGCGCCCACCCCTCGGCCGGCGGCAGGTCGCCCGTGTCAATGTAAAAGGCGTTCCGCGAGGGCCCACGCGTCAGCTTGGTCACCAGCGCGGTGTCCTCCATCATCATGAGGCGCTTCCAGGCCCAGCGCCCGCCATCAAGCACGCTCACGCCATAGACCGCCGTGGTGTCCTTCTGCCGCAGACGCCAGTGCACAACCTCCCAGGGCTCGAAGACCACGCACCCATTGACGGGCTTGCGCTGGTCACGCGCGATCTTCAATGCCGCATCGAACTCGCGCTGCATGAGCTTGAACTGCCCCGTGGGATCCTGAATGAAGCCCAGCGTGGTCCCGTGGTTGTCCTGCACGCGCCGCATCGTGGGGGGCGCCAGGAAGTTGACCCCGACGACGCCCATCTTGCCCACGAGCACCTCGCCGAAGCGGTTGCCGTACTTGGCCAGCGTGCGGGCGAGCCCATGCACATCGTCCTCGACCCGCAGGCGCCGCGTGAGGAGATCCTCCAGCACATCGCGCACCAGCTTGTCCTTCGAGGAGGCCCAGATGCTGCGCCCCGTGTTGCTGTCCGGGATCGAGGCGTCGTCCGCGTAGAGCGTGAAGATCGACGAGGTGAGGTCATAGTCGTCCATGTCCTCAGAATCGCGGTACCGCTGCATGAGGTCGTCGGAGAGCTGGAGGGCCTGCGCAACGGGGCTGTTCGCATCGAAGTTGCCGCCGGTCTGCAGGGCGAGGGCTCCTACATAGCCATCCTTGGCGAGGAGGGGGTTGTCCTGGTGCTTGCCCGCGATCTCAGCGCCCTGCGTCACGCCGCGGGGCGCCGTGGGGCCCTCCTGCGCCGGGCCGGATCCGCGCCCCAGCCACCCCCGGATCTTGCCCCAGAGGCCGTCGCCCTTGCCCCCGGCATCGGTCGCTTGCTGCTGCTTGGGATCCGCCATGCCGTCACGCTCCTCGCGCCTAACCCATCAGGAAGGGCAAAATGGGGTTCTCGCCGTCGCCCTCGGGGCCCGGCTGCCCGGTCACCCACGCGAAATCCTCGGCCTCTGCGCGCCCCTCGCCTGGTTGTAGCACCCCCAGGGGCACCCTCGGAACTTTTTTGATGAGCCCAGCTACAACGCCAGAAACACTGTCAGCGCAGTCCTTGCTGCCCGCCACACTATGATCCACCTTGCCCCGCAGACGATCATGCTCAAGGGCCTTCAGCTCAAACAGGAGAGGCGCGTGGGGGTACAGCTCGATCCGCCGCTCGTAGATCGCGCTGCGCAGGGCCTCATAGGGCACCATCGTGGCGTCCACGCTGAGGATCTCCGAAGCCACCCCGCGCCGCCGCATCGCCTGTAACGTATCGGCCGACTGATAAGAATCTGTAGAGAACCCAATGAGGGAGAACCCGTGCGCCTGGAGGTCGTAGACCACCGCCCGGATGTCCGCGAGCTGGATCTGCTCCCCCGGCGGGGGCCGCACCTGCAACACGAGGTCGATCACGAAGAACGGCGCGAGGTCCGTGTAGTGGTCCCCCTCAGGGGTCCGCCGCACCACCTCCACCCAGCGCGCAATGTGTCCCATACAAATCCCCGTTGCATCCCCTGACAGCGAGGTGTCGATGTGCACGTAGCGCAGGGCCCGCGGGTTGCGCAGGGGCGTCCAGGTCTCCTCCTCGAACCCGCCCGGGAGGCGCCGCACCGCGGCCTTCGCGAGCTTGTGCCAGTGGATCACCAGGGGCTCCCCGTACTGCCAGGTCTGGCGGTCGGCGGGGTGGCTCCGCTGGGGGTCCACCGCCTCCTGGATCTTCTCCGTGCGCTGGATGAACACGCTGATCGCCGTCGTGGGGACGCCCGCGATGTCGCGGATCGCGTCCTCCAGGTTGGACTCGAAGTCCACGCGGTACTCCTCGGGCACCGCGATCACGCGCGCCTCGTCAGGCAGGGTCTCCATGTTGACCGCCTCGTCAGGGGCCAAGATGCGGCTGCGCAAGGAGCTGCCCCCGCAGAGCACGCGGAAGGTGCGCCCGCTGAAGGAGCCCGGCGGCTTGACCTCCCACGTGGCCATCTCCATGGCGTAGATCGAGGGGTCACGGTGGGCCGCCGCGAGGCGCCGGTCGATGAAGCTCCCCACCGTGTTCGCGCTCGACACCATCACGATCATGCCGGGGAGGTCCCCGCTGGCCTGCACGAAGCGCGACTTGATGCGGCGCTCCAGGGAGCGGTAGGTGACCTCGGCGTGGTCATAGTGCGCGAGGCTCTTCTGCGCGCCGTCCGCCGTGCGGATCTTCTGCTTGGTCGAGCGCACAAAATTTGTGTTGTGCACCACCACGCCATCCGCCACGAAGGTCTGGAACTCTGTCTCGATCGCGTAGGTCTGTTCGGGGGGCAACGGTGTCACCGCCGTCACGCGGGCGAGTCTTAATCCAGCGGGGAAGTTGTCGATACGAGAGAATTCTGGACGGACACCCCAGGAGAAACATCGATCATCGCCTTTTCCATCCACAACATCCGTATTCTCTGATTCTCCACTCCACGCATAAATTCCTCTGTTACAAACGGACCACTGTTCACAGATGGGACATCTCTTCCATTCACAGCAATAATGAAACGCTTCTCTGAACTCTCGCAGTGCTTCCACATCGCAATCAATCTGAAAACCTCTCGTTTTCTGTAAAACGCAGTCTTCACCTTCCCCTCGATCACAACCGTCACCCCGTCCGCACGGTCCACCTCGAAGTCCGCTACCGTCAACCGGGGTTGTCCGTCGATCTCGTACGGCACAAATTTTAACAAATTCTCCCCACGGATCGCGACGATCCCCGGTTGCTTCATCAATGCCTGCACCAACGTCAACTCTGCATCCGACCGACATGGGATCTGCTGGCCGTCCGGCCCCGTCACCCAATGCTTGTACGTCCGTCCACGATCCCGAATCGCCTTTACGTTCCCCTCCGAGATCCGCGTCCGCGACGCATCCGTATGTGGCGTCCCCGGTTTCCCCAGATGCGCCTCGCGCAACCGCTGTTTGTGCGCATCGCTGAGCGGCTTGCCATAGCGCGGATTGTCCGCACCCCGCATCACGGGCGGGAGGTGCGTGACGCGGCCCTCTGCCCGTGCAGCCCGTGCAGTTATAGACATGGCAGCCCGCCATGCCAACGTGCACCGGCGTTTTGAGGTCTCGCTCATCTTCTGCCTGGTCTCCGCCGAGATGACACGCCCCCGTAACGCATCGCCGATCTTTTGTTTGGTCTCCTCCGAATGTTGCCACCCCATACGCCGCTTGGCGATCTCGCTCTTGCGTCGCCGTTGTTCCTCGTTCGGGATCCACCCCGGCCGTCCCCGTCGCGTCTCGGACATCTTGCGCCGCGTCTCCTCGCTGGCCGTCCGCCCCGTGTTGATCGCACGCAACTTTGCGCGCGTCTCCTCGGTATGCGTCCGCCCCCGCTGCGCCTCGGACATCTTGCGCAATGTATCCTCGGTATGACGACGCCCCTTGGCCGCCTCGCTCAGCTTTGCCCGCGTCTCCACCGAAACCTCGCGCCCCGCGCGCGCCTCGCGCATCTTCTGCTTGGCCTCCTCCGAGTGCTTCTTGCCCTTGCGTGCCTCGCTGATCTTGCGCCGCGTCTCCTCGCTTAACACACGTCCCCTGCCCGCCTCGCTCACCTTCGCGCAATGTTCGTCCGTCAGCTTCTTCCCGCGCTTCGCCGCACTGATCTTCTCCCGCGCCTCTACACTCAACGTCCCGCCCTTCTTCGGCATCCTGCACCTCAACAACCAGCTCGTCCCCGACCCGCACATCACAGGCGTAGCGGTATACCAGCCACGCCCCGTCGCGCACCAACACCGGGTGGGTTAACGACGGCGCGATCACCCCCCCGTCATAGGTCAACGCCACGAGGGCCTGAACGGTCGAGGGGCGAATCTCAAAACGGCCATACCGCACACGCTGCGTCGCGTGGTCGAAGCACTTCACCCGCCAATGGGCCCGCTCCTCTGGCGGCATTGCCAACAGGGCGCCCACTGACAGATCTGTGCATAAACCATTTCCAACGCTGCCGCAATCGTGATATTGAACACTTAAGTATGAAAAGTTGGCCAGGCACTCGTCCAAAACCGCGCTGAACGCGTTCGTGCCGATGGTGCGCTCCGCCAAGTACGATGCCACGATCAGCTGCACATTGTACGGGTAGAACGTCGCCTCGGTGTGCACATCGGGCTTGAAGTGCTCTTGAAAGTAGGGGCTCAACGCGATCTTGCTATCCACCGCGGCCTTGAGGACCTGCCGCGCCAAGATCAGGTTCTTGCTCACCAACACCAGGGACATCTCGGAGCCCGGCGACATGCCGTAGGAGGCCTGCGGATTCACGAGGCAACTCAACTCGTACAGCAGGCGGCACACAATGATCGACAGGCAATATGTGTTGTGAACGACCACACCATCGGCCACAAAATTGCGCGGCCCCGGCACCTCCACATCGTAGACATCCTCCAACTCGCCACTGCCCGGATCGTAGCTCACCACCTGATCCCAAAAAATCTTCTGCCCTAACAACTCAACATCAACAACAGTGCCAACCAAGTCCCCCGGCAGTAATACCCCCACGGGGTGATACCCGCGAGGCGTCAAGACAGGATGATCCTCTGTTACCTCTAACTGCTTGCCACTCTTTAAACACAAGGTTCCTATCCGCTTGCTCCCAGCACACGTGACCACGGCCGCATAGGGAAAGGTCTGATGCCGACGTTGATCGTAGGCCACGACGAACACCGCCCCTGGTACGTCCAGGGGTACCTCGCTAATTTTACGATACGCCCGTCGAATAGGGTCGTAGAAAACCGTTCTCTGGCTTACACACTTTCCGTACCCCGTGCTGCCCCCCAGGATCACCTCGCGGTAGTGCGCGCCCGGCTCAAAGATCTCGATGAGCTTGCGCCGCAGGATCGGGTAAAGCGTCTGGCAGGACTCCCCCAAATAGTAAGGGTCGTCGACGAAGGTCGTCATGTCGACGGGGGTCATGCGGTAGCGCTTCTCGTAGCACTCGTTGATGATCTCGGGGCGCCCCGCCTGCTCCTCGTACAGGAGGGCCTCAAAGAGGCGCCGCTCATCGGGAGGCAGGGCCCCCAGGCGCCGCAGGAGGGCGGCCCGGCGCTCGGCCGGCGTGCGGACGGTCCGCGCGCGCCCCTCGGGGGTGCGGACGATCACGGCGCCGGAGCCTCGGCCTGCCCCGCCACCCCCGCGATGTCGATGACCTCGCCCCCGTATAGATCCCCGTCGTCATCCGTGGCCAAGGCCTTGAACTCCTCCAACAGGGCGAGCACGCGCCCCCGCGCCGCGGGCCGCTGCAGCACGGCCGCCACCTCGTCCCCGAAGCGCTGCTGCACGTTGACCACGACGCTCTGGTTCATGACCACCGACGCGCCCTTGCCGCCGTGGTTGAAGCCGTACGCCTCCTTGATCGTGTGCATGCGGCAGATCGTGTCGAGGACTAGATGGGCAGCCTGCGCGACCACCGGGATGGGCACCCCCACCTTCTGCTCATAGGCGAGGCCCATGTCCACCCGGCTCTTCAAGATGCGGTACATCTCCTCCAGCCGGCCGAACTCCAACTCCTCATCCTCCATGCGCTTGCGCAGCCACCCCGCCATGCGGAGCTGCGCGGCCCCCACGAACATCGCGCTGGGCATGTAGTTGGTGCGGTAGGACAGGAGCTGGTTCTCCAGGACCCCGCGCGTGATCTCCGTGCGCTCCTTGGCATCATCCTGGATGAAGGCCGCCGTCGCCGCACAGGTATAGCCCTCCGAGAGCATGTCCCGCACCTGGGGCCAGCACGTGAGGGACTCCAGCTTGCGCGCGACCGCCGTCTTAGCCTTCCACCCACTCTGGCTTGGCATCTTAGGGGCGCTGCGCTTTAAGTCCGCTGGCAGAGGCTTGGGCCGTTGGACGCCCTTCTTACTCGATATGCCCGATGTCCGCATCTATCCGCTCCACTCGCAACATCAACTGTCCACATACAACTGAGCTGCGCACGCGCGTGCGCAACGCTCGCCTCGTTACTTACCACGCCCCCCCGCGATCCCGAGCTTCTCCCGGATCGCCGCGAGGTCTGACCGCAATCCACTGAGCTGCTCCCGCATCGCATCCAACTGCGGCTGAATGCGATCCCCCGCCAACCGCAGGGCCATCACGTGCTCCTGCATGACCCGCGCATCCGAAGCCATCGCACTCACGCGGTCCGATACGAGGCGCACCTGGTCCTCCAGGGCATCCTGCCGCGCCACCGTCGCCTGGAGGTTGAAGTATAAGGTTCCCGCCATGAACACCAGCGGCACGATCCAGATGATCATCCGCACCCAGGTATCCCGCGTGAGGCCCCCCGGCGTGGAGGGCTGCGGCGTCCCATAGGCCTGCCCCAGCCCATAATACGCGGGGCCCTCTGGCACCGTAAACTGCCCCGTCACATCCTCGTAGGCCCCCACCTGCCCCGGCCGCCCCACCGGATGATCGGGCCCCCCCAACTGAGCGGGGCCTGGCCCATAGCCCCCGGGGCTCGGGGGCGGGGCCATGTGCGGGGGCCGCGGGTTGCGACGATCCATCATGCTGCCAGCGTACCCAAGGGGCCGCCCTTCTGCAAGAAGCGCGTCAGTCTCCATGTACAGGAAAGACACAAAAAAGGGGCTAGCGGCAAGCTAGAACCAGGGGGGATGGTTGCGTCGCTCAAGCCGCTAGCCCCACAAACCGTTCAAGGGGAGCCCAGGACGCCTACCGTAACGGGCGGCCCACGGCCCTGTCAAGCGAGAAACGATCAGGCCTTCGCATTGCCAATGTCCGTCAGCGTCGCCTCGCCGAAGAGGATCGCCGGGGCATCCCCCGCAAAGGCCACAAGGCGCACCTGCGTGAGATCCTGTAGCGCCTTGAGGTGCGCCGCCAGATCCAGCACGGGGTCGGGGAGCGCCGACGCCTCCGCCTGCTCCGCCGCCGCCAGCAGGGCCCCGCCGTAGAGCACCTTGCCGTCCGCCGGGTCGATCGCCACGATGCGCCACCCCGTCGCGTGCTCCACCTGCGCGAGGTACTCCGCGGGCTCATTGCGGTTCATGTTCGTCGCCAAGAACTCCGTGCAGATCATCGCCAGGACGTGGGCCTCGCTCTCCGTGGCCATCATGGTGCACCCCTTCTTGAGCGCGTGCTCCACGGGATCCAGTTGCGCGCGCATGAAGTTCCACCCCCGCTTCACGGGCTTCTGCTGGATCTTGAGCTTCACCTCATCTTCGTCCGCCGCCGCCCCCGTCGACAGGCCGTCCAAGCGCTCCTGCTCCGCGTCGACCTCGCCCCGCACGAGCTTCTGCACCTCGCGCGTGCTCATGCCCTCCACACGCGCTAGCCAGCTCTCCGCATTCTCCGCCGTGACGACCGGCGCCAAGTCGCGCGCCTTCGAGGCCCCCAGGCGATCGATGCGCTCCTGCAGGGGCGCGGGGAGGCTGCGCCGCCACGCCCAGACCTGCACGAGGTACTGCGCCTTGCGCAACTCGAAGTCGACCTCCGACTCCACGTACTCCTTCCACGAGGCAAACCCCCACGCCTGATAGTGTACCTTGTCATACACATGCCACAGGGCCTCGCTCAGCTTCCAATAGTTGCTCTCGACGTTCGCCCGTAGGCGCTTCACGTCCTTGCGCACCTGATCCGATGATCGCTCGTTCAGCCGATCCTCGATCACCTCCCCCGCGGGCTCGCCCACCCGCCCCAGCTCCGTGTGCAGCCGCTCCGTCAACACCGCTGGCACCACCAACTCATCCTGCTTCTTCGCCATCGCTCCGCTCTCCTTCCCCGCGCACGCGCGTGCGCAGCCCGCCGTCTGCTTGCCGCTAGAACAGCTTCTCTTGCTTCCACTCGTACGATCCCACGTCTACCGCCCCGCCCGTCAACCGATGCAGGTGCAGGGCCGCCACCGCCCAGGCATCCGCCTGGTTGTGATCGGCCACCGGCACCCCCATCTGTACCACGTGGGGCAGGATCTTGTCCTTCTTGAGATTGCCCTTGCCGAAAATCTCCTTGCGGATCTGGCTCACGATGTAGAGCGCGGGCTCCACCCGGCACGCCAGCCACAACTGCGTCTTCACGACCCCGTGCAGCTCCCCAAGGTCGTTCTGGGCCCCGCGCGCCCCCCAGGCAAACTGCTCGATGGCCACCCCGCACGGGACCGGCGCCACGCGACAAGCCCGCACCACCGCCGTCGCGATGTCGAGCATGCGCTCCACGCGCTCCCGCGTCGTGGCCGTCCGCTTCAGGGCGTACCCCACGGTCTCCGCCGCCCAGACAGAGCCCGTGGCCCCGTCGAGCGTGACCAGGCCCGCGCCCCGATCCGAGAGGTCAAGCCCGAGCACACTCCCAACTCGTTCAGCACACCGATCCTGCATATCTAAACCCACCTTTGAAAGATCCGCCTAGGAGAAAGTGCATAAAACACGTCCAAAAGATGCATAGATCCATCATCCTGATGCTCCCCCTCAATCCTCCACTGCGGCATGCACGGCATGTCGCTGCATCAGCCACTGCCACGCCATCGCCGCGCACAACGGCACCTGCCCATTCCCCAGCGCACTAATCCGCTGCTTCCGCGCCTTGCAATGCACCATCGTACGGGGCGTCTGCCCCCCCTCTGCAGGATCCACCAGCCATTGGCTCCGCACGCGCGCCGCCCACGCAAGGACCGCCCCCGAGGGCAAGGGCGCCACATCTTCCCACCCCAGCGGCCACCCCATGAGCCAGGCCACCCAATCTGGATTCAACGCCCCGCCTGACCCCGCCTGGTGCACGACCTCCGTCCGCAGATTGTTGCCACCCTCGCGACCGCCGTTCCCCGCGCCCCCATGCCCATCACTCTTCGTCGGCATGGGCCATAGACGATAATGGGCATTGGGATGGCCCCGCACAGCCTGGATCAAATCACCCCTGCCCCCACGATCCCCGTCGCTCGCGCGCACCGTTTGGAACTGCCGCACGACGGTGCCCAGCCCATCACCACTATGCACCGACGCCCCCTTCCTGTTGTAATTGCCACACACCGTCGGCGTGGGCCACCACCCTGCCTTAGCCATGCCACCAATAGAATTAAGCCCATGCCACTTTTTGACATTGCCCCCCCCATTTACAAAACTCCCACTCGCACTATCCATCGCACACGGCGTGGGACAGGTTGCTTCCCACGATCCAGATGCGCTCGCGCCGATGGGGGGCGCCACAGGCGCCGGCAGATAACACACCCCACTCCGCATCGAACCCGAGCGCGGCCAGATCCCCGAGTACCTCGTCCAGCCCTCGAAAAGTGAGCGCTGGACTGTTTTCCACGAATGCGTATCGGGGGCGTACCTCGCCCAAGATACGAGCGAACTCACGCCAGAGGCCAGACCGGACGCCCGCAAGCCCCTTGCCTGTCCCCGCTGTGGAGACGTCCTGACAAGGGAAGCCTCCCGAAACCACGTCAACACAGCCGCACCAGGGATGTCCGTCAAAGGTAGAAACATCATCCCATACGGGGAACGGTGACAGGTGTCCTTCATTTTGGCGCTGGCAGAGTCGTCGGGCGCAGTAGGCATCAAGCTCCACTGCGCAAACAGTACGCCATCCAAGGAGGTGTCCCCCGAGGATGCCGCCGCCAGCCCCAGCGAAGAGCGCGAGTTCGCGCAAACCCTCAGAAGCGCCGTCGATAAGTGCCACGCCATCTCCAGCTCCTCTTAGCACACGCCTGCCCACCCTAATTCTTGCATGTTCTTACACACCCCCTGCCGCAACCGCCGACAGGGCTCATTAAAATCCACCGCCCAGATCGATCCACTCATTTTGCACACGCCTTGGCGATGTCCCGCGCGAAGCACGCCGCGCGCTGGGGGCACCACTTGGCCTGCCGATCGCCCTTGTAGCGGCACCCCGGCACGCAGCGCGCCGGCCACGGGGGCCGCGCCCCCCCGCAGCCCCCCGCCCACCAGGCCTCGTGCGGGACCAGCGCGGCCCGCGTCGCGGCCACCAGCGCGTGGACCTCGACCACCGCGCCGTCGTCCGGGTGCACGAGGTGCTCCGCGAGGGCCCCCACCGCCGCATCGGCCTCCTTGCGCACGTAGAGGAGGCGCCCCCGCGCGCACCCCGCCCAGGCCATGTACATCCGCACCTGCAGCGTGTGCTCGCGGAACGGGGCCCCGCCCACCGCCGGATCGATCATGGCGAAGGAGCGCGGGCTCACCGTCTTCAGCTCCACGACCTCCGTGGTGCCGTCCGCCCACTGCAAGATCCCATCGCAGTGCCCCGTGAGGCCGTGGACGCGGTCCGCGAAGGCCAGCTCCACGTAGCGCCACCCCGCCCCCGCAGGCCGCGGGATCGCCGCATAGGGCAGCGGGCCCGCCTGCGCGGGGCCCCGCACGGTCTCCACGCAGCGCACCTCCGGGAGCGCCTGGGGCACCCGCCCCGTCGCGAGCGCGGTGTCCCGCTCCCACCACCCCAGCAGGGTCACCCCCGGCAGCAGGGGCAATAACTCCTCCTGCCATGCCCGGTGGTAGGCCGTGCCCACCGCCATCGCCCATACGTCCAGGGCGTCGTCCACGCGGGCCACCAGCGGGGGCCCCGCCCCGACGTGCTGCGCCCGCGCGCCCTCCGCCGCGATCACGGCCCCCCGCGGGCAGAGCCGCCCCAGGCCGCTCGCGCGGAAGGGCCCCGCGCTCGTGGGGAGGGGATGCCCCTCGCGCCGCACCACGCGTGCGAGGGCGCGCTGCACCGCGGTATCGGGGGTCGTGGGGCGGGCCCACGCGTGGTCCGTGAAGGTCGCGAGCATGCGGGCCTCCCCCTCCCCTACGCCTTGAAGATCTCGTCGATGCGCAGGGTGAGCCGGTGGACGGGCGTCATGTCGTTCATGGGGCCGTACATCTGTTGAAAGTGCACGTACCACGCGCGAGAATGCTCAAAGCCCTCCAGGATGGCCTTGCGGTCGTCCTGGCGGCGCTCCCCGAGGCCGGTGCGGTCCACGGTCGTGATGGTGGCGCGGGCCACGGGGACCTCGGGCCCAAAGGTGGCGCCGGGCAGGGGGGGGGCATGGGGGCTCGCGAGCATAACGACGGTACCCGGCGCATGGGGGCATCCTCCATCTTTGTCATATAAGCGTGAAATGGCGGTAGCTTCGCCGGCGAGGATCTTGCCGGTCTCAAAGCGATCGAGGGTCACGGGCATCGGGGGCTCCTGCGGGGGGGAGGGGCATCGGGGCACGCGGTCCAGGGCTCCCCCCCGAGGGGCCGCGGCCCGCCCCGCCGCACGCCATGCGCGGGGGGCACGGGGACCATAGCGCGCCCGCAGGGGATTTGTCAACCGTCTACGAGGGCGCGGGCGAGGGCGGAGACGGAGGCGTCCCAGGCGGCCCCGTGGAGGTCCAGGGGGATGACGGGGGCCCCCGTGGGGGTCAGGGGGTGGACGCGGACCCCGCCGGGGGCCTCGATGACGAGGGCCATGTGGCCGTCGAGGGTCGCGAGGGCGGCGGACCGGCCCTCCACGGGGCCGCTCCAGTGGACGGTGGCCCCGGTGGCCCGGAGGACGCTCGCGAGGGTGGGGGCGTGCAGGGCGCGCTCCGTGAGGTCTTGGATGGAGGGGATCATGCCATTGCCTTTCTGATGATCTCGTACTTGTCGGGGCACTTGCGCTTGAGCAGCGCTGGTTCGATCACATAGGCGGCGAAGCTCTCGGGGACGTCCTCGACGTGCGGCTTGAACTCAGCATAGTCCGACACGTAGGGGGGCGCACCCCAGGGCGCAGTCCCGCTGAGGTGATAGATCTCGTCGAACGCATGCCCCAGCTCGTGCGTGATCTGGCTCGCCCGCACGCCCGGTTCGGAGATCCGATCGACGGTCAAATTGAGGCGTCCATCATGGGCCCAAGAGGCATCCTCGGTGCCCCGTGGGGCCCCCAGATGCACCTTGCGCACAGCCTGGGCCCAGAGGCGCCGCGCCGCCGGCTTGAGGCGCTTGACGCCGGCCATCCAGACCAACACCGCCTGGGCAGCCTGGGGGTCCTGTTCAAACCGCATGTCGGGCACGACGCTGGCCCCCGTCTCGCGGCCGAAGGTGAGGTATGCATCGACGAAGGAGACCTCCTTGAGGGCCCGCGGCGCGCGCACCTTCACGGCCCGCACGAGGGCCATCTCGTCCTCGGCCACCCCGCGATCGGTCAAGTAGGCCGGCAACTCCGCACGGGGGAAGGGCTCGATGCCCCCGTTTTTCAAGCTGCGCGCCAGCGCCTGCAGCACGCGGACCGCATCGGGGGCATTGCCGGGGTCGAGCCCCTTTAAGATCCCCGCGACAAGCGCATCCGTCACCAGGGGCGCGCCATTCGATTCCAACCGCAGCAACAGAGCACGCATCTCACCATCCTCATTCACCGCGCGGGGCGGGCTCGATATCGACCTCGGTGTACCAGCAGAGGCAGAGCTGCTGGCCCTGGGGGGTGCGGCCGGCGGGGGCGCTCCCCGCGAGGGCGGGGTGGATCCGCGCGCAGGCCGCCTGGCACTGCTGCGCCCTGGGGGCGGGGAGGCCCGCGCCGCAGGCCACGGCCCCCGCGAACAGGAGGCCCGCGCCGGCGAGCCCCATCAGGGGGGCCCACTGGGCCCACCACGCGCGGTCACGCATGCGGCGCCCCCTCGGCGAGGGCCGCGAGGGCCCCCTCTGCCGCCATGAGGGCCTTGGCCCAGCGCCCCGCCTCGGGGTTCGGCATGAACCCGTTGTCGCACACCGGGCAGAGGGGCTCGCAGAGCCGGCACCGGGGCGCCGGCGGATCCGGCGGGCCCTCGGGGCACGCCCCGCACCCCACGCACCCATGGGAGACATCCTGCAGGGGCCCCACGTACCCGCACGCCGCACAGGTCCCCGGCTCCGTGGTCTGCCCGTCGGGCTCCGCCCCGCGCAGGTAGCGCACCACCTCGCGCAGGGCGCACGCCACGAGGGCCAAGCGATTCGTCGCGTCGTCCATGCTCGCCCTCAGCGCCGCTGCCCGTCGTGCGGCTCAATGATCGCCTGGACCCGCACCTGGAGCTGCCGCTCCTCAGCCGCCGTCCACCCGCTGGCCTGGGGCGCGGCGGGGGGCGGGGGCCTGCGCATGCGCATACGCAGCTCCGCATTGCAGACCTGCTCCTGGTGCAGGCGCCGCTCCAGCGCCGCCGCGACCCCCATGGCCTCATGGCTCACCGCCACGAGCAGGGCCGCCAACAGCACCACGAGGGCGCTCATCACCACGATCCAGAGGCGCCGCACGTACACGCTCGTGTTCATGGGGGCGGAGCCCCCCCGATCGTAGCGTAGAAGTCCACCACGCCGCGGTGCGCCGTGCAGGCGAGCCCCCACCCCGGAATCTGCACCACCCGGCCATCCCCCACCTGGGGGGCATCCGTGGTGTCGCCCAAGCGCACCGCGCGCCCGCAGATCCGACAGGCCCCCACCCGCATCGCGGGGTCCGCCGGCCGCATCGCGTACGCCTGATCCTCCCAGAAGGTCGCCCCGCAGGGGCAGCGGTAGGCCAGCGTCGTGTTCCCGTTGGCCAGCATGGATTGCCCCACGTCCGCGGGGATCGCCCAGCGCCCCGTGTCGGGATCCCGCACCGGGATCCCGCAGATCCCGCACGTGTACTCGGGGGGCGTCATGGCGCCGGCGGGGGCATCCAAGACCCCGTCTCCAGCCGCGCCCCGAGGTAGCGCGCCACCGCGTCCAGGGGGCTGCTCACGATCCCCGCGACCTGCGGGCAGACGCCCGAGGGCTCGAACTTGGTCCCGCGCCACGCCGCCGTCAGGTCCGCTAGCCCCCACGCCCCGAGCTGCATGAGCGTGCTCGCCTGCCGGCAGATCACCTCCAGCTGCGCCCGCGCGTCGTCCACGATTTGCGTCGCCAGCTCGTCCGCCACGGGGTCCGCGTAGCCCTCCGCATGGGCCCCCCGGCTGATGGTGATGTTGATATAGATGGGGCGATCCCCCAAGAACGCCATCTTCGCGTAGAGGTCGTGCGCCCCGATGGCGAGCTTCGCCGTGCGGCCCTCCGCCCCTTGCCCGAGGGCCGCCTCGGCCGCCGCCCACACATCGCGATGGGGATATGCTTCCATGGCCCCTGTTCTACCACAGATCGGGGGCCGCACGCACGCTTCCCGCGCCCGCCCGCTCACCCCTTATCCCGGCCCGCCGGCAGGGGCTCCCCCAGCAGGATGGCCATGTACTCGTCCGCGATGGCCCGATCGCTCGCCTGCTCCTCGATCGTCAACTCCGCATACGTGGAGCGCGCCTGGCGCCCCCACCGCGCGATGGCGTCCTGGCCCCGCGCGAGCCCCGCCGCTCCCTCCGCCTCGGTCGTTAGGGGCACCAGCGCCACGTGCTCCCCCTGCCACGCTATCCAGCGCGCCCACACCATGTGAATGTGGTCCGCCAGGGCCTCCCGCCGCTTGCGTACGCGCATGCGCAGCGTCGCATCCGCATCGATCAGGACTCCGATGGCCCATCCCACGTCCGCCCGCAAGAGGGACTCCAGGATCTGCTGCGCCCACTCCTGCATCCTGGTTGGCGCCACGCGCGGCCCCAGCCCCGCTTCACCGAGCAGCAACGTCAGCGCATCGTACACGGCAAAGGCCGCGGTCTCTTGCGCATCCGCCCGCAGCTCCGCATCGGGCGGCGGCGGGGCCCCCTGCGTGGCCCGCAGCGCCCCATGGGCATCCAAGGCCGCCTGCACGCGATCCGTCGTGCTGTTGATCCCCGGCCCATACGGGGGCGCCCCCGCCGCATCCAGCATGGCCTCCAGCCGGTTGATGAGGTCCCCCTGCACCTGCTGCACCAAGGTGCTGATCTGGACCGCCTCCGCCCGGCTGGCCGCCTCCCGATCCGCCTGCGTTGCATACGGCGCCACAGGCCCCAGGCACGTCGCCGCCAGCGCCCCCGTCACGGGCACCCCATGCCCCGCGTCGTCGGTCCACAGCCCCCCGCTGCCGTCCCGCACCACGCGGCGCACCACGCGCACGACCGTGCCCGCGCAGGGCTCCTCAAACCAGTAGTAGCCCGGCTGCCCCGGCTGCACCGCCGCCAGGCGCGCGAGGTTCCGCTGATCCATCGCCTCGATCGTCATGTCCATCGCCTCCATGACCTGCTCCAGGGCCTCCGCCACCACCGCCCCGGCTGGCGTGACCCCCCGTGGTTGTGCGCGCATCGCATCCTCCGCCAGCGTGGCCGCCATGCTCGCCGCGGCGACCTCCGCATTGTGTTGCACCATCGCCGCGGCCACCGCCGGGGCGCACACCATGGGGGCCGCCGGCGCCACTACCCACACCTGGGAGACCGTCCTGTCCGGCCCCCCCCACATCGACCGACCCAATCAGCCCCGGCACGTGGAAGGTCGGGGCCTCCGCCTGCATGCGCAACAGGCGCCGCTCCACGGTGTCGTCGCCCATCGGCACGTCCACGTGCCGCACGCCCGCGGCAACCACCACCGCCTGCTCGGGGAACGCATCCCCGTTGGCGTTGAAAGGGACCTCCTTCGCGTACGCCACCGCCATCCGCACCGCCTCCTCGCGCACGGCCTCCATCGTCGGCGTCCCCGGCGCCCCATGGGGATGCGTCCAGTTGACCACGATCCCCCAGTTGTGCAGGTTGCCCATCACCGCCTGACCGGCCGCATCGTGGTCGGTGTTGTAGGGCCGCACCTCCATCGGCGCCTTCACCACGCAGCACACGTTGATCGCAGTCGTCCGCGCCACCCGCACGGGGTCGATATAGTCCCTGGGCTCCAGCACCGTCACCCGCCGTGCGGCCTCCTTCGCCTCCTCCAAGCGCTCCAGCGAGGCCGCCCCGTCCGCATAGGCCCGCGCCACAGAGATCGCAAACAGGAACCGCGCATCGGCGTCCCCCGCCTGGGCCATCACCTGCTCGGCGAGGTCGCACGCGAGCAACCGGCGGCGGCGGTCATCTAAAAAGTACTCGATGATCAGGGACAGCCGGTCCCGCGCGTCCGCCTTGAGGGCCGCCACATCGTGCACCGTCAGCGTCTCCCGGCCCTTCCACAGCTTGGCCACCCATGCAGGGGTCCACGCGTTGGTGGGCCGACCGGCCAGCGCCATCTCCTTCGTGAGCCCCCCTGGGTGCGCGCTCATTGCCATCGCTCCTACTCCTCTTGGTACGTCTCGTACCACTCCAGCATGTCTGACGCAGGCCACTCGATGCTCGCATCCTTAGGGACGGCAATCCCTCCGTTAGCATCGCACCGAATCTGCTTGACTATTAGCAGTGCCAGATCGTTTGCCTCATCCTCGTCACGCGCCTCAACGCGCACCTCAACGTCCACGGTCGCCGTCGCTCGAACCTTAAACTTTCCCATGTCACTCCTGCTGTAGGCGCGGGGGTTGCCCGCAGCCCGGATAGCGGTGTGCGACCAGCCGCTCGATCATCTCGTCGTCGCGGGCCGGCAGTGCCGCCCCGTGCCCTTGTGCATGTTGATGGCCCGCCGCAGCTCCGTGCGGTAGGCCTTGGCCGCCTCGGTCACGCCGGGACCGCGTGCGAGTTGACCGTGATCCGCAGCTCGCCCGTCTCCCCCCACGGCCGCTCGTAGGGCTCCCCCTCGACCATGAACGTGTCGCTCCCATCCTTGTCGACCACCCGCTCGCCGGTGGCCTCCCAGAGCCGGAAGCGATCCCCGTTGTGCAACGCCTGCAACGGCACGACCACCCACGCCTGGGTGGCGGCGTCCCACCGTTCGACCCGCCGCAATGGTTCCGTCATCACATCTCCTCCCACCGAAAATGGGGATCCTTCACCGCCCACTCATGGCCCGCCGCGCACGTCGCGATGAGGCGCTCCGTCAGCCCCTGGTCCACCTCGATGAACCCCTGGTGCTGCGCCGCGGCCACGCGCACCCCACAGCGCGGGCACACGCCCTGCTGGAGGGTCTCCTCGATGTCCGCCGCCTTCTTCGCCTCGATCGCGCTCATGCACGTGCCGATCTCACCCAAGAGGCCCCGTATATCGCCTATCATGACCTTCTCCCCATCATCTCCAGCATTTTCGCCGTATCCGCTGCTACCAATGCCCGCAGCTCATCCCGTTCCGCCAACGCCGCCCGCAGGATCGCGACCAGCGCCGTGATCTTCGCCGCCACCGTGTCCCCCGCCGGCCCCCGCACGATCAGATCGCCCGCGGCCTCCAGCGCCCGGTGCGCCGCCATCAGCTTCTCCAGGGCGATCTCCC